AAAGAATATCTTAAATACATCAGGGAATTAAAAAAACTGATTAAGTTGGTAGATGAAGAAATTGTCGAGTCCAAAGCGGCCATTTACAACTTACCTTCTCTTGACTCCAAAAAAGAAAAGGTTTCCGGCACCAAAAAGAACGATACTTCTAAAAAGCTGGCTGTGACAGAGAATATTATCCGCAAAAACGAACGGAAAAAGATACGCCTGATGGAGTTGCGAGAAGAGGCAAGGGAGCGCATCGGTGCACTTCCAAACCCTGATGCGCAGGATGTCTTGACCCGGTACTGTATTTTGGCACAGCCATTGAAAAAGATTAAAGGCGACACAAAGTATTCAGGTTCCGGTTTTTTCAAAAAATTAAACCGCGCCATCGGCATATTTGAGTCGGAATATGGAGATTGGTTGCAGGATTTGCAGATTTTTGACAAAGAAATCCTAAAATAAGACATAAAAAAGGGCGATTTTTGCAAAAGTGGGTAGTAAAGTGGAGTAAAGTAGACAAAAGCGGAGTAAAGTAGAGTAAAATTTATGCTATAATGTAAACTGTAGAAAGATGAGAAAGCGGTCCTTAACGGACTGCTTTTTTATTTGCCATTCTTTTTACACTTCTCCCGTTGCCGCCGGACTGCCTGCCCCGGCGGCATTTTAATTTAAGGAGCCAATATGGAAGATAAAAGCAAACACATCATCTGCACCGTTGGCGTAGCAGCCTATAACCTGGGCATTACGGTACAGGCGTTAAATTTATGGATACGCAATAATAAATTTCCTAAAGACGGACGCAACGTAGACTTTACCGAAATCTTATTCCTTCGCCGCGAACAGGTGGAGCAGCAAGAAAAAGATTTGTCCGATACGGAAAAGAAGCTGAAAGCCGAAGCAAAATACAAAGGTGAAAAGGCGAAGCAGGAAGAGATGATCACCTTGCAGATGATGGGCGAACTTATCCCACAAGAGCAGGTAAAGAATGAATTGGAAATGTTGTTCATGGATATAAGGCAACAGATTCTTACCATACCCGACAATATCAAGACAAGAATATACAGCATTAGTCCCGACATCGCCCAGGACTGCGAAGAGGTTGCGCATGACATTATCCAAAAATGCCTCACAAGACTTGCAAGCGGCGATAACGCCAGCCGTGCGGAAAACGTGGGAGAAAAACCTACAAAGCGTTATACAAAACGCCAGGCGGATGTTTCTACCGCCGCCGCCGGAAACCGTAAGCGAGTGGGCAGACAATAACAGAATATTGACAAGGGAAGAATCACCATCGGCAGGCTTATGGAACACCAACAACACTCCGTACTTACGTGACATCATGGACACGTTTACGGATAAGACCACACAGATTTGTACCGTATTAAAAGCTACACAGTTAGGGTTCACCGAAGCGGCAGTGAATATCTGCGGATTCACGATAGACAGATCGCCGTGCCGTATCTTTTATGTAATGCCTGATGAGGATTTGGCGAAAGACTTTTCCGTTGACCGTCTGCAAAAAGCGTTGAAAAACACGCCGAGCATTGCAAAAAAGATAGAGTCAGCAGACCGATCGAAAGCATTAGTCGTCAGATACCCAGGTGGGTTTATCCGATTGAGTGGCGCAAATTCCCCGGCAAAGTTGGCATCGTGGCCCATTCCCAGGGTCATCATGGACGAGGTAGACAAGTTCCCGCAATGGACCGGCAGAGAAGCAAACCCGGTTTCGTTGATAAAGGAACGTACCAAAAACTGGCCGTGGCGCAAAATTCTTGTAGGTAGCACGCCTACAACGGAATGGGGTTATGTATATAAGTCCTACATGGAATCCGAGGTACATTATCAATATTATGTACCATGCCCGGAATGCGGACATTTCCAAACGCTGAAATTTAAGCAACTGAAATTCCCTACCGTGTTAGATGATCAGCGGCTTTTCCGTGAGTCATATTACGAATGCGAAAACTGTCACCATCACATAAAAGACAGGGAAAAGATGCCGATACTGCGGCGGGGCAAATGGGTTCCTGATGAACAGTTAGGGTATGCACCAAAAATTGTAGGCTACCGACTGAATACACTGTATTCCCCATGGGTAAGTTTTGGGGATGTAGCCAAAGAGTTTTTAAAGTCGAAAGACGATCCTACCGCTTTAATGAACTTCGTCAACTCGTGGTTGGGTGAGCCGTGGAAGTCCAAAACGGCCGAAGTCAAAGCCAAAGCGGTTTTAGATAAAAAGACTACCATACCGGCAGGGGTTGTGCCGAGCGAAACGCTGATTCTCACCGGTGGGGTAGACAGACAGCAGGGATATTTCTATTGGGTTATCCGCGCATGGATGCCGAGGATGCGTTCTCAAAAGATTGCTAACGGCACAGCGGAAACCTGGGATGACCTGAAATCCATCATGGATCAGTTCTGGCCCGTTGAAGGAACGGACAGAACCATGCAAGTTATCCTATACGCCGTGGACTCCGGCTACGAAACCGAGGACACCTACGATTTTTGCCAATATGCCTATGGCGACATAGATGTTGCAATCCCGGTAAAGGGCGCATCCAAAAGTCTGACAGGGTATTACAAACGAAGCAATCTGCAACCAAACGAAAAAGGCAGACAGTGGCATCGGGTAATGACCCTATATGAAGTGGACACCAATAAATACAAAGACCTCATCTATTATCGCATGAACAAAGAGTTGGGAGAAGAGGGTTGTTGGATGGTGGACCGTGACACCGATGAGGTGTACGCCAACATGATTACCGCCGAACAAAAAGTTCGGGAGGGCGATAAAGAAGTTTGGAGACTGATTGGGAAAAAGGACAACCATTATCTTGACTGCGAGGTTTATGCCTATGTGGCAGCGGACATAATGAACATCCGAAATCTGCAACCGGCAAAACCGGAACAAAAAAAGATGCAGGATTCAGTCGAGGATATGATACCCGACCATTTCAACCCGGAGGGATAGCATGACACTGGAACAATTACAGGCAGAAAGAGAAAAAGTGCAGACCGCAATTGACAACATTTTGGAAGCCGGGCAGGAATATCAGACCCGGAGCGGCAGGGTTAAATTTGCGGAATTAAACAGCTTATATAATCGTCTTTACTATTTAGATAATGCGATTGCGACAGCGCAAGGCAAAAACTGTGACGTAGTTCACATGCAATTTGGAGGGCTTGACTAATGGATAAGGTGAGAAGTCCCGACAGTATTTTTCAGAGGATTGGAGATTTTGTCGATGACATTAAATCCATCTTCGCACCGGAATCAGCCTTAAAAAGCAAAATGACCCGCGCCGGGTACTTTGCGTTTGAGGCGGCGCACATGACACGGAAAGACACAATGTTTCCGTGGGATGGTCCGGCAGAAGGAATGAACAGGGCAAGCCGTAACACCTTGCGGGCAAGAGCGAGGGATTTGGAACGTAACAACCCCGTCACCAATTCAATTATCGTAGCGGTCAAAAACAATGTTATTTCGACCGGATTCAATATGCAGGCCCGTTCGGATAACGAAAAGTTTAACGCACGGATTGAGGAATTATGGAACGAGTGGTGCCACTATGAAAATTGCGACTACACGCAACGCCAGTCCCTTAATGATTTGCTGAAACTAATCATTCGCCGCAAGCAGGTTGACGGGGGAATCTTAATCACATTCCCGCTGGATTTGAAACGTGAAATCCCGCTGACAATACAACTGCATGAGGTAGATGAGTTGACATCCGAAAACGTGCCGCTGACCAACGGCAATATTATATCGGATGGCGTGGAATGCACCGCCGAGGGGATGCCGATTGCCTACTGGATTACCCAGACCGATGTAGATGAATTTACCTATCCGGTTCCGAGGCGTATTGCGGCAGAGGATGCAATTTTCTTGTGGGAGCGCACAAGGGTTAGCCAGTTCCGGGAAATCACTCCCATGGCAAGCGTTATCGTGATGACTAAAGATTTGGGTGACTATGATAACGCTGTCGCTTTCCAACAGAAAACCGCCGCTTGCACATCTGTTTTCATTGAAACGACCAGTCCGGCGAGC